TCCTGGTGCAGTGAATGGCAAAATTAAAGAAGCTGATTTGGTGACTAATTTCAGGAATGCAGTGACTCATTATTTGCGTGAAGCAGGGCTGCAAGTCAAAACCGATGGCACTGGCACCAAAAACGATCCATTATCTGCTGCGGTAAAATTAATTCAAGGCTCAAGTGTTGCGGTCGAATTCCATATGAATGCTGCGACTTCGAGACAAGCGAATGGAGTAGAGACAATTGCCTTGCCAAAAGATAAGAAATTGGCACAGGATCTATCTGCAGCTGTAGCAACTGCATTGGGCAGCCGATTACGTGGTAATAATGGCTGGATTGATCAGAGCAAATCGGCTCGTGGCCGCTTGGCATACGTGAATGCTGGTGGTTTGATTGTAGAGCTTGGTTTTATCTCAAATGAAGATGAACTTGCCCGATTTAATGCGCGTTACTGGCTGGCTGCAAAAGCTGTGGCCAAAGTGCTGATCGACTATGAAAAGCATAATTAAAATTTTAACGCTGTGCCTCCTTCTATCAGGCTGCACAGCTCATTCAATTACGACGAATGTGAATTTGGGGATATGTGTGAGGGCTTTAATTAACATCTAGCACCAAATCATTAAGATACTGTGTCATGATTTTATCATACACAAAACTTGTTAAATCATCCGTGAAATATTGAAAATACTCATCAAAAAAAAGAGTCGCCAATCTTTATAACTGAAGATTATAATTTAATAAAAGCTCTCAAGATGAGGCTTAATTCATTGTCATGAATTCCATACATTACATAACAATCAACTTTTGTTCGACCTGTAAAATAAAATATACTTATTGAGCAGATTAGCCGGCTCAGAAGAAATTTTGGGTCGGTTTTTGCGTTTTTGATCCTGTGGATAAGTCGGAGAAAGCACCAAATAAACACCATATCAATTTAAGATACTGATTCTAAAGCGGAGTTAATAAACAATGATTTTAGTGACGGGTGGTTTAGGCTTTTTAGGCTCACATATTGCTTTAAGTCTGATGGCACAAGGACTAGAGGTCATTGTGGTCGATAATCTGGCCAATGCCAGTCTACAGACCTTAGAACGCCTTGAATTTATTTCCGGCCGCTATGTGCCTTTTGTCAAAATTGACATCCGTAACACTCCAGCATTAAATAAAGTTTTTGAACAGAATTCAGTACAGGCTGTCATTCATACTGCCAGCTTTAAATCATTAGAAGAATCAGTTTTAAAACCACTTGAATATTATAATGATAATGTCAGCTGTATCATGAGTCTGATGCGTGCCATGCAGCGTACCGGAGTGCGAAATCTGGTACATTTATCTTCATTGGCTGTATATGGCCATTCCGGAACGGATTTAAAAGAAGATCAGGCTTTCAATTACACTTATCCAAACCCTTATATTAAATCACAGCAGATGGTGGAAGAAATCATTCGGGATACTGCCAAGACGGATAATGAATGGCGTATTGCGATGTTACGTCTTTCTAATGTCGCGGGTGCTTTTGAAAATGGCATTTTAGGTGAATGGGTGCCACCTTTACCAAAGAATATTGTGCCTCTGGCCATGCAGGTAGGTGCGAAGCAGCGTGAATATCTGGAATTGCGCCGTCAGGCCAAGACTGAAGACTATACGGTAGAACGCAGCTTTCTACATGTAATGGATGTTTGTGATGCAGTATTCAAGTCACTACATTGGCTCTCGCAGCAGCAACAATGGACTTGCGAAGCCTTTAATATTGCTGGAGAGCTAATCTCAATGCAGACTTTGCTGGATCAGGTTGCAGAAGTCACTCAATCCGCTGTTCCTACAGTAGATGCTTTGCCATATCCACATGCCGAAATGGATCAGCTGGGCGCTAATACAGATAAGGCCCAACAGTTGTTACATTGGCAACCACGCTATACCTTGAGGAAAATGTTAGAGGATGAATGGCTATTCTATCAGAATACGTTAAGAGGGCAGTGATTTAGAATCCTATAAGCTAATTATTGATAATAATTATCATTTGCAAAATTAATCAAACTCATTAAGATGAATGAATGGAGTACAGCATTGAAGCTGCTGTCTAAATGAGTAAAACATGGAATAACAATTGAGGTTGAGC